ATGGCAGCGGCTCCCCCTCCAGGGCAGCAAGAACGGCTTTAAGCTGCTCCGGCTGTAAAGCCTTGCTTTCACGAACGCGCTTTTTCTTTGGCAGCGTTACACGCTTTGCAGGGTTATATTTGATAATCATTTCTTTGTAAGCTTGTTCAAGCACTGTGTAAATGATTGCGTGATAGTCTCTGATCGTTCCCGGGGATAGTGGTTTTTCGGCTCCCGTTAGGCTGAAAAGATCCTTTCGGCCTAAGTTCTTTTCGATTATGGCGGCGTTTTGGCGGCTGATTGGCTGATTTTTACATAGTCTGCGGATCAAATTCCCATAGACACCACACGACCGCGCAAAATCGTTGCAAGTTTTCCCCTCTGGTATAAGCTCTTTGAAGTCCACGGCGGGCAGCGCGTACACTTGCCATCGGCAGGCCCCAGGCTCGGAAAACTTCTTGTAAAGCTCGGTTAGTTGCTTCGGCCGGATTTCTTGAATGGGGATTTGCCCTATATACTCATTGATCCGCGCAGTTTGCCGCCGGACGCGGGCCAGCGTTTGCGGCTTGTCCCCGCGCTGCTCCCTTATGGTGTAGCAGTATGCGGCGTACTCGGCAAAGGTCTGTTTGTTATCTGCTTGAAAGCCGCTCATTAGGTCTTGTTCAAACTCTGTTGCCACGCGCTGCAATTCTCTGTTGAGTTCTCGCGCGGTCATGGGCTTGTCCGGCTTCCATGTCTTATAATGTCTGATTTGCCGGCCGAGGGCATCACGGCCCAGCGTGACCGTGATTTTATACGCCGTGCCGTGTTTCCCCTCTATCTTCCTAATGCTCGCCATTGTTTAAGCTCCTTTCCGCTCCTTGATGTTCATTACCCCCTCCCATTTACATTTCTTGCAAAAGGTTGTGACGCCATTACAAACGGCATCGGGGGCCAGCTTGTGCAGCTTTTGGCCGCAGACCGGGCAACAATACCACAACTGCCCTTTTACCAATTTCACCACGCCGCCGCTCTCCTTTCTTGGCGCACATTTGGCGCACAACTTCGGCGAATAGGCGGGAACGGCTTGCAATTTTGGCGCACAATTCAAGGGTTAAACCCTCTATTTCGCGTAAATATTGCAACGATTCGTTTTAATTGGTAAGAATATTGTACATTCTTGGGGCAGTTATTACAACTCTCAATATTGCACAAAAATTATTGCCTTTTTTCTCCGTTCCCGCCTATTATGGCCGCTTTCTCGGTTTATTCGTTCTGTTTGCTATTTCTTGGCGCACATTTTTAGCGCACGACCGCCGAAAAATGCGGTTTATCTGCTATATTTCCAGAAACTTTCTTTCCACTCATTCAGCCGCTTTTCCTGCTCGGAAAGATAACAGTAAATCCCGTATAAGGCATCGTAATCATCTTCGCATGGTGCGCTGTCCCCCTGCGTCATGGCTACCCAGCTTTGCCGCACAGATTCAACGGCGCAATGAATTTGCAAATGGATTTCCTCAAGTTCGTTTAACCGGCTCATAGTTTCTTCTTTCATGCTTTTCCTCCTTGTTTTATCAGCGGGCGGCTGGTATAATAACTGTACCGGCCGCCCTGTGGTGGTTGGTGGTTACGGCTCTCTGCGCCTTGCTTTGGTCGGCGGTGGCGCAGAGGGCTTTTCTAATGCTTCAATGAGAGCCATAATGCAGCGGGTGAGCTGCACAGCTCCGGCGATGGCTATGATGGTCTCCATCATGCGATACAGAAGCGGCGCGCGGTGGTGGTCTTGGTGAACTGCTGCGCCAGATCGGGAAGCGCCTTTTTCAATGCGCTGGTGTCGATGCGGGAGGAAGTCACGGCCTTATAGGTCACTTTCCAATCCGTGCCGCTGATGGTGTCCACGCCCTCCGCGTCCATGTGGGCCTTGATGCTGTCCGTGATGCTCTCGATCTCTCCGGCCAGCTCGTCCGCCATGCGGCGCAGCTCCCGCAGCTCCTTGATCTTGCTGTCCATTTCGTTGATGCTCATTGTGTTTACCTCCATTTTTTACTTGCAAGGGACACGGAGCCGGGGGCCTTAAACATCTATGCTCTTCGGCAATCTCAATCTCTCTTATCCGTTCCGGCTTTTATCTTGCGTTCTTGGTTCGGCTTTCGCTTACTTCGTCCGCCTTGCCGTGTCCCTTGCTATGGTCTTATTATAAACAGTTTCGTTTATAATGTCAATACCTATGTTTAAATATTTTTGTTTTTATTTTCTTGTTATCGATTGACAAATTAAATGAATTCGTTTATAATATGCATATGAGAGGAGGCGAAATAATGGCAACATCTGAACAGTTGAAAATTTTATGCGTTAAACTCAATATTAGTGTGTCAGAATTGGCGCGAAGATGTGGGAAGAGTCCGCAGGCATTTTCACAGAAGATGAAGCGGGAAGGCTTTACACCAGAAGAATTAAAGGACGTGGCTAACGCTGTCGGCTGCAAGTATGAAAGTTCCTTTATTCTGCCGAGTGGCGAGAGGGTAACGGAATAAGAAACGGCGGAGGAAAATTCCTCCGCCCTCTTTTTTTCATAAGCTATCTATGCTATTCTTCCCTTATAAAGCGCACAAAGGAGGAAACAGCATGGAATACTATTTTTCTATGGAGACAATGCGGGAGTTTCAACGCCGGTTTGAACGCGAATACCTCACCGGGTACACGGTCAAGCATTACGAAAAAGATTGCTTGACCGTTTATGTTATCAATGATTCTCTGGTGATTTGCTTCGAGTTTGTCCCGCTCATAGCCTCTGAAAGCACGGTATACCTCAATGCAGATAGATACCGGGATGAAATCGAGGCGCACCCGTATTTGAGCTTTCCGGCGGTTGGAGAGCCGTATTATTACGCCCGTATTGTGGAGCTGACGCATAACGACATCGGATTCCGATACAATAATGCAAAGTTTACCCGAGATCTCGGCAAAGCTACAGGGCTTATGCTGCTGGATGTATACATCATGTACCGGCAATTTAACAGCGAGGATATAACAAACCGTGGATGCGTGGAGGCGTGCAACGCAGCATTTCCGACGCTTCATCTACCGGAACGCATAGCAGCATGGCCAGGGAATAGCTACAATTTCGTTGTGATCGAATTGGAGAGCAACAGCGGAGAGGTTGCCCGCGCCGTGGCTTATACGATGCAAAAGCCCGGCGATTACATACGCGGATTATGCGCAGCGTGGATAAAAGACGGGCGAATACAGAGCAACGCTATAAATGACGGCATTGTAGAACGAGAAATAAACGCCGCCTTTGCATCGTGGAAAGGAAAACGGCGCCAAGAGCGATTAGAGCAACATTTGAAATACTTTTCTGTTTCCCATCGTCTGAAAGATCTTGCCGACATATACGGCTACCAGCGGGATATACTCGCCGCAGCCAACGCCGGAAAATATGACCTTATAGAGCGGTCTACCTATCTAAAGCCGGTAAACAAATGGGTATCGGAGGAGCTTGTATATAAGCTCGCAAAGAAGCTGTATAAAAAGTACGCTGTGATCTATCAGCTCCGCCCGTTCTTCCTGCGTACACCAATAGGCGGGCAAATGTCGTATGATGTTTATATTTCCGGTTTGAACGTCGCAATAGAATATCAGGGGAAACAGCACTTTGAGTCTGTGGATTTTTTCGGAGGCGAGATAGCTTTCCAGAACGTACAGCGCCGGGACACGCTAAAAGCAAATCTAAGCCGGGCGCATGGTGTCAAGCTCGTATATGTGAATTATTGGGAGGATATAACGCCCGCTTTGATTGTTGAGCGTGTAGGTATCCAGCCATAGAAGAGAGCGGGAACTAATCCCGCTCTTCTCTTTTGTCCCTTGCTGTGATTATAATATAGCATATCTGCGCAGATATATCAATAGGCATAGTATACATATTTGCGCAGATATATTTGTACAGATTATCTATTTACGCAGATAGACAGCGCATGATATAATGCGGATAGTGGAAAAGGGGTGTCCATTCTGGACACCCCCCGCACACGCAAAAGAGAAAGGAGCGAATATATGGCAGTATCAAAAGCGCAGCAAAAGGCGGTAAATAAATATATGGCCGCCAATTATGACCGCATCAACCTAACAGTTCCCAAAGGCCGGAAAGACGAAATCCAGGCATTTGCAGCACAGACCGGCGAAAGCGTAAACGGCTTTATCAATCGCGCCATTGGTGAAGCTATGGGAGAAAGCCCACAGAAGCCCGCAGGAGCGCCGCAAGGCGATGGGGCTATCCTTACCCCTGCCGCACTTAAAACGGCGCAGGAGGCCGCACAGAGGGCCGGGGAAACGGTTCCTGCATTTGTTAGCCGTTCGGTTGAGACGCAGGCGCAACGCGACAAGGTTATGCAAGCAATGAGGCCGAAAGAAAAAGCCCCGGATAAATCCGAGACTTGACAAGGGTTAGCATCCTGCTATAATGGAGATAGAAAAAGGGCGCTGCGACAAGCGGTTAGCCCGTCAGTAAATCAATTTCCAAATGGAAACCGTCACCGTGCCGGGTGGCGGTTTCTGCGTTTTACAATGATCGTAACCGTAAAAGGCCCGATATGTAGAGTAATTCGCATGGCGTCACCCCCTTTCGGGGTTTGTGACTAACCGCCTGCCGTTGTGCAGCGCCCCGCCCATAATGGGCTATCGACAGAATAACACAGGAGCCGTCAAAAAGCAAGACGGCTCCTGTGCTGTATATGGAGATTATGGCACTATTTACACACTCCCGCGCCCTGGTACTTTAGGGCGCTGCCGGCCGCTGTACTTCGGGCAGGACTTCGCAAGGGAACAAAGGATAGGCAATCCCGCCGCCCTTGCCGCCTGCTGCCGGTCTTTCTCCGGCTGGTGGCCTGTGGAATCACTCCTTCGTTGCGTCATCCATTTTTCAGCTCATTTACCAAAATGTCGCGGTACTGCTGCGCGTGATCCGCCAAAGCGGGCTTTAGGTACGGCTGTGCCTTGTTGCCACGCGTGTAATGCCAGTTGCCTTTTGCGTCCTGATACACCCACGGTGTAGGCCGTCCTCCGCCTCCCTCGGCGTAAATGCCGGTGCCTAATTCCACATACGCACCGTACTCAGAATCCGTTCCGATAATCGCCGCCGGTTCCTGCTCGTCTACCACATGGGTGATGCTGTTCCGCAGATTGCCGGTGTCAACGGGGCAGAGTTTTTTTGCGTAGCCCTCCGCCACCAGCCCGCACTTTTCAAGCCCGCGCAGAATTGCGGCTTCGATAGCAGCGGAAACCTCTTTGCTGTTGTCGGTGATTTCAATGCTCATGATTAAAACCTCCTGACCATGTATGATCGATCATACAGCCCTTGCCCTCCTTGCATTGATTTTGGCCAGTTCTTCATCCATGCCTGGGGCAAGCAATCCGACAACCTGGCCACTGTCCATGATGACTTTCATATTTGCCAACATAGGCAAATACTGTTCAAGCAGCATTACAATTCTGCCGGAATCGCCGCCCCCTCCGTAAGAACCACTTGCATAGTTTCCGCTGATATTTGCTCCTGCCGTAATGATGCCAGCGTCAAAGTTCATGCTGTTTTCAATGCCCTTTTTTACGGCCCCGAATTGATCGTCAAAGCCTTCGCCCAAGCCTTCGGCCATAAAGCCGCCGATACCGGCAAATACCTTAGACGGGGAGTGGATGCCAAGCAGTCCCTTAACACTACTCACAATACCGCCAACAAATCCGCTGATTTTGTCTTTGATCCATGTAATCATTGATTTGATGCCGTCCCAAAGACCGCGAACAATATTAGACCCAATATCTTTGAATTTGTTCGGAATACTTGTAAACCAGCTAATAACGGACTGGATCGCATTGGGAATCTTTTCCGTGAAAAATGCACTGATTGCGTTAACAGCGGATGAAATCGTATCCTTAATTTTGCCCCATGCAGAAATGATAGCGTTTCGGAAGTCCTCGTTTGTGTTCCAAAGTGCAACAATGGCGGTGACAAGTGCAGCAACCGCCGTTATAACAATTCCGATGGGGTTTGCATTCATCACAAGGTTTAGGGCTGCTTGTGCGATAGTGGCTCCCTCGTTTGCGGCCTGGTATGCTTGTATAGCCTTGACCACACCGGAAATCATGGAAGCAACATTCCACGCCACAAATCCGGCGCCGATTCCGGCGACAACCGAAATGATGGTATCGCCGTTGTCCAGAATAGTTGTTACAAAATCAGTGATTTTTTGGGAAAATTTATCCCAATCCACATTATTCATCCACTCCTGAAATGCTTCCGTAATGTCCTGGATAACGGGAATGAGGCTTTCCAAAAATGGAGTTCCAACATTTGCCTGAAACTGCCGCCACGCTTCGCTCAGATTGCCGGTGACATTTTCCCAGCCGTCAGCTTCGCGGGCAGCTTGCCCCATTGCGCCGGACAGTTTTTGCGAATCCTCCACCATTTTCAAAAGCGTTTGCTGTTTCTGAATTTCGGACAAATCGTTATATTTCTGCCCAAATAGTTCCATAGCAGCCGCATTTCTTGTGGTTTCCGTGGCGGACAAGCCTAACGCTGCGTCGTTCTCAAAATTTCCTTTAAGAAAAGATTGCAGCGTTTCTGTCGCTTGCTCCACGCTGGTGTCATAATATGCTGCACTATCTGCCGCCGCCTGCAATGCGCGTTCCATCAGGCTCATGCTCTCCGTTGCATCTCCGCCAGAAGAACGGGCAAAAGCGTAAATCTTGCTTCCGAGTGTGTTTAATCGTGTCTGCAAAATGCCGGAACTGTCGGCCACTCGCCCGATCGCTTCGGATGCAGCGTCTCCCAAATCCCCAAAAGTCTGTTTAAAAGCAGATTCCTCCGCTTTTACATCGGCTGCGGATTCGATAAACGCGCCGGACATATTTTTTATAGCGCTTCCAAGCTTTTTTACGCCATCGACTATTACGCCGCCGAGTACATTCGCCTTTAGAACATCTCCAAAGGCCAGTGCTTTATTTTTGGCCGTTGTAAGTCCTTTTTCAACATCCCCGGTGTCGACGGTAAGTTTTACAAAAATGTCAAAAGCATTCATTCTCCGACCTCCTTTCCGATTTTGAATCCCTTGTTATACATTTCCTGTGCAAAAAGCGTTGCCGCATAGACCAATGTGCCAGGCTTTGCCTCTTCCGGGAACGGCGGGGACTGCCGCTCGTTTCCGGCAGTCCCGTCCGCATATCCCATCTGAAACGCCGTCATGAAGTTTTTGCACATGGTTTTAAGGTATTTTCTTGCCCATGTGTTATGCGTCATGTCAACGCCTCCTTTCTAACTGCTCTCCGACGGCAACCATTACCGCCCCGAAGAATGCGCCAACAGCAAAAACCACTGCACCGGTAATCATCAAAGCCATAAAGCCCCACCTCCTTTCAAAAGTTCTCGACGATCTCGCCGGAAAGCTGCTCCCACCATTCGCCCATGCTAAGCGTTACGCCGGGAGTAGGACGCCGGTTGCCGCTGCCGCCGCGCCCGCTGCAATAGTTGGCGGCGGTCATCATACTGTCCCACGCTTTCAAGGTCTTTCCCGTTCCTTTGGCGCAATCCTGCGCGAGAACGGTTAAAGCAACCCTGTCTTTTCGGTCGTCGGTGCTGTCTGCTGCTTCCTTTGCATAGTGACCGATCAGCTTTAGCATGGTCGGGTTCCCGTCGTATCTGTCCGCAAAGCCGAAATAATCATCTACCGACAGAACGCCGGTTTTCATCAGCTCCACGGCGTTGCTGTCAATGGCGGAAGGATCGGCAAGGTTGCTTGTCTGCACTTCCTTTTCCAATGCGCTGCGGAGTTCTGCGGCCTTTGCATCGAACGCCGCCCAAATGCGCGCGGTTTCCGTTCTCATCTTGTTTTCTGCCTCTTGGAGCTGGAGCGTGGCAATCTGCCTTTTCAGCGCGTCCGGGCCTGCGTCCTGCATGGCCTTTCGTGCCCGCTCTACTGCGTTATACGCGGCGGCGTATTCGTCCCGTGCCGCCTTGAAAGCCGCGTCAAGGTCTTTTGCAAAGTGGTTAAACTCGCTCATTTTTTTGTTCCTTTCTGCTGCGGAAAAAGGCCGCAGCGCCTATTCTTATACATGGTGCAGGTATTGCCGCAAGTCAAATGTGCAGGGAGAGGGCAGCGCTTGCCCGCTGTTGCCGTTCCCGGCTTGCACTTGCCGCCTTTGAAAAAAGCGCAATCGTCCTCTTTGCATTGCGGGTATAGGCCGCCCTGAAAGGGGCAATCTTTTCTTTGTGCGGGTGGCTCTTCCTGCATCTTCTTATAAATTACTGTTCCCATCGGCACTTCGCCCGCAGAGGTTACAAGGGTCGGCGCGTACTCACGGCATCCGCGCCCAAACTCGCGGTATCTTTTTCCGTGTTCATCAATTAGGGGGTATTCCTTCAAAATGTCCATGTGCTTCCTTTCAGTCCAAATTTGGACAGTTTTCATATCCGTTGCGGAATACGCTGTCGGCCTCATAGCTGACTTCAAAAAGCGGGGTATGGTAGCCGCTGCTGTCCTTTACAAGCTCGCGGTTTGCATCGTCCAGCGCATGAAACGCCGGAATGATCTGCTTTTCCCATGTCTGCCTTTCAATGGCCTTGAAGCAATGCGGGCAAGTGCGGGGATAGTCCCCGCTAATAATAGTGGCACTTGACACGCCTGTGATGCTTCGCCCGTACACTTCCCATGTGCCGCCGCAATAGTGGCACTTGATACGCATATAGCCCATTACTTTCTCCTTTCTCACGCCGAAACGCCGCGCCGGTAAATAAGCCGGTCGAGGGCATAAGCGCAGGCGTCTATGGTGTGGTTGTCTTTGTCGGGCAGTTCGGAAAGAAAGTTTCCGTCCTTGTCCGTGGCGTAGCTGTAATTTACAAATTCGCGGTATGCTTCGGGGGTTCGCTTCGGATCAATCACAATGCGCCGATGTTGCAGCCATTTCACACGGTAGCTCACGCACCCCGGCTCTTTGTGGCATGGGATGCACTTCAAGTCCTCCGCCTGCATATCCGCTATGGATTTCGGCTCCGCACAATCCGCCGTGATTAGCTGCTTTTCCTCGTATACGCCGCCCAATATTGGCGAATGGTACTCACCCCCGCCACGGTCATAGCGGCGCTTTTTGATTTCCTCCGCAAGCTGCTTATTCGACAAATGCCGCTTGTATATTTCGTCAACAAAAAAAACGGTGTCGCTCTTGCGGTCATAAGACACGCGGAGAAATGCGGCGGGATCGACTGCAAATCCAAAGTCTAAGCCTTGATAGAAATAGCCCATTTGCTCTATTTCCTTGTCGGTGATCTCCCGTATTTCCAAATTGGGAAAGACTTCGCCGCCGGCGCCGGTCGGTACGCCTAAATATTCGTGTTCATAGGCTTTCGGGTTTACATCGCGCAGCCGTTCAGCTTCATAAAGAAAGCTTTCGCCCAGCCAATCCGGGGGGATCATGGTATAGTCTGTCAGCAGCGTAACGGCCTTTTCGTCCGGCTCCCGTATAAACACATTCGCCCAGTTGTTGGCGGAGATCGGCGGGTTAAAGGTTCGGAACACGATAGCCCCCGGCCCCTGTCCTCTAAGTACCGATTGCATAACGTTTCGCGTGAAGTTCGGCCCGCGCAATTCGCTAAATTCTTCAAACCACACATAGCGGAACACGCCGCGCCTGGGCTTGATGCTTTTTAACTTGCTTGCATCGTCCAGCCCTCGAAAAAGGATCTGTGCGCCGGTCGGGAGATAAGTATAGGACATGGGGGACACACGCCCGCGCCATAGATGGGAAACGCCCAGCGTATCAATGGCCCATGCGATTTGAGAAAAGACGCTATCCCGCATTGTTGCACCCACAAGGCGGAATACAATGCCGTTGCTCTGTCCCGTGGTATCTGCCATAATGCCGCTCACAATCTCCAAAGAGGTAAAGGAGGACTTGCAAGAGCCGCGCCCGCCGGGGAGGTTGAATGTGGTGTGCTTCCCCTCTTTCAAATCGTCATGCAGCGGGAAATATACGGGGGCTATATGTTGCTTTACATCTATGCTGTCAATAAGCGCCCGCGCCTCTCGCTGCTGCCGCTTGATCGCGCTGGTTGCCCTCACGCGGGATTTCAGACGGTCATAATACATCTTCGCCGCCCTCCTCCAGCTCCTTCAAGATGTCGTTAAACTCGGTGAACTTCAAGCCGTAGTCAAGCAGCGTCCGCGCCGCTGTAATGTGGTTCGCGCTCGTTTCTTCATCGTCTGCGACAATGGCCCCAAGCCGGTCTATTGCGGCGGTCAAATTCTGCTGTAGCTGCCTCGTTGCTCTGTCCATGACCCCGGCGGCGGCGTGTTTATATGCTGCAGAAAATTCAGCGTCTTGCAGATACGCCCGCAAGGTACTTTCCCCAATTCCAGCGGCTTTTGCTGCCTCTGCCCTTGTACGGCACACAAGGAGGGCTTGCAGCGCTTTTTCTTTGCGTGGTGTCAATATATCACCCCTTTCAATCGGCGTTTTCTGCGGCTTTCTGGCGGTCATAGAGCCGCATAAAGTCCGCAAGATTCATTGTTACGCTCCACCCCTCGCGGCTTCGGCGGTGGAATACGGCGGGTAAACCGTCCTTGAAATGTTGGCTATCCCTTTCGGCCTGCTTCATCCACTCCGAAAGCCTGACTTGCTCGCAGCGTTTGACCTCGATATGAATGCCGGGCAATCCCACAAGGTCGGGCACTTCGCCAAAGGACATAGACCCGCCGCGCTTGATCTCGTACCCATATTCACGGAGAACGGCGGCAAGCTCCCTTTCACCGTCTGCGCCTTTTCGCTGTGATGCTTTCCCGCTCGTGTCTTTCACCCCCTTTCAATAAAGCTCCTCGTAAAATCGGAGTTCCCTAATTCTTCCGCTGAAAAAGTGGTTTATGTTCCGGTCGCAGTTGCGATATTTCGTAGCAAAATACTTGTCAATCAGTACAGGGTATGCCTCTGGATCAATATCGGCGTATAACCCGCCGGGGTATTCTCGGCCGATGAATGGCATATCCTGGCATATCCGCACGATCTGACTTGCTTTTATAGGCGGATGCGGCCTCCCCATGTGCTTTTCGTACTGCTCGAAGTAGTACGAAAACACGCTCAAGGCATCTTGCAGACTATAGACGCTCGGCGGGTACACGCTCGCGGTTATCCTTGCGAATTTCTCAAAATCAAAGGTCATAAAACGCTCCCTTATACAAAAAGAAGAAAAATTGAAAATATATAATATCGGCGGTGGTGCGCGCGCAGCGCACCCTTATACATAGTGTGGAATGACTTGTCATTCCCTTTTACTCTCTGTCTCTTACTCTATCTCTATCTCTATCTCTTACTCTTAGTTACATTGTGACATTTTACCGTTACAATGTAACACCAGTGAGCGGAGATTTATTTCCCATCGTTACTTTGTAACGCTCTGCGTTCTCGAAACCGCCGCACTCTTGCCGCTGAATCGCTTTCACTTCCCGTATTGGCTACGGCCTCGGGGAGAAAAAAGCTTTCGTCGGTAATGGTCTCAATGAGTTTATAGCGGCGCAGGGCTTCAATTGTGTTTGCGACGTTGTCGGCATCTTCACCGATGGCAAAGGCGATTTCTTTTGCAAACGATTCATCATATCCGTTATAGGAGATAACCCCATCCGTGCGCAGGCTTGCAAGCTGCATTTTTAAGTAGATGATTGTGAATACCTCGCCGCCTGCCTGTTTCCTCAATCGGCGCATTCCCTCAGAATCGAAATACCCTTCTTTCAGTTTCAACCACCAAAATCTTTTCTTGTCCTCTGCCATTTGCTTAAACCTCCATTTCTAAAATCTGAATTTGAAAAATTATTCTTTCTGCGTTCCATACGGTTTCCGGCGGGCGTTCAGCGCTAAAAATGCCGACCTGTTCCGCCAGAATATTTTGATACGCTGTGCCGACGTCTGCGGCTGGCAGTTCCAAAAGCTTTTTCTTTAGACGCTTAATCTTGTCTTTCTTTTTTGCCCTTGAAATATCCTCCCTGAAAATTCCCTCTGCGATATCGTTCCCGAAATACTCCGCAAAGGCTGCATATTTCCCAGTTAGCATTTTTAGCTCCTTTCTACGGCATCCGCCGCGCATAGAATTTCTTTCGCCCTGTGCCGCATGGAGCGGACAAAACGCGCCTTTTCTTCCTCGTTCGCGGGGAGGTAATAGCCGGTCACATTGTCGCTCAATATGGCCGCGCCCGCTCGTCTCTCGGCGGAGATCATAGCCCGGACGGTTCGACCGTCGAGGCCGGTTATTCCCTCCAAATCTCGGAGGGGAACGGCGTTAGCCTGCCCGTGGCTCAAAAGGTCAGTTATTTTCATCGGCAAGGAATCTTTCCAGCTCGTCAAGGTTTACAAGCGTATAGGCGTAACTGCCTTTAACGGGCTTGATCGTGCCGTCTTTCACCCAGCGGCGCAAAAGTCGCTCGTTGATGTAGCTTCCTGGGTCTTGCGCCTTGATCTCCGCAACTGCTTTCGGAATAGTTCTAATTCGTACCATGATAAAGCTCCTTTCGGGTTAAAAATAAAAAGTGCCTATCGCTCACGCACTTTTACCATGCGTAAGTAATAGGCACAAAGGCACACGCAAAAAGGGGATTTCTCGCCTTAAAGCTTCTTCGTTCAATTTTCTTTATTATATCACAAAACGCGGGATTTTGCAAGAGTTACGCCCTATTTTTATGCAAAATAGTTTCGCTGATACAATCCGCCGTTTTGTGTCGTGCTTCGTCTATGGCGTGTGCGTATGTGTCAAGCGTCGTTGATACATCGGAATGCCCCAGCATCCCGGCCACGGTCAGCACATCCACGCCGTTTGAGAGCAAAACGGAAGCGGCGGAATGTCGGAACAAGTGCGGGTTAATATGGGGGAGGCCGTGCCGGTCACAAAATGCGGTCAATTCAAGATTCACATTTCCGGGGTTCATCGGCTTTCCGTTCCATCTTGGAAATACCAGGTTGTTATATTCCCAAAGATCGCCCAGCCGCAGCCGGTCTTTTGCCTGCTCCGCCCATAGCTTGCGCAAGAGGTCAATAGTTTCATCGGGGATGGCCACGCGGCGGCTGTTGTCGGTCTTTGTCGGCCCGCTCTGTATGCCTGTTTCGGGGAGATAAATCATGCTTTGATTTATCAGAACTTCCCGCCGCACAAAGTCCACCTTGTCCCATGTCAGCGCCAGGGCTTCCCCTCTGCGGCATCCCGTGGAAA